ATTTTTGTCAACAATACTGATACATTTGTTAACAATGAAGGTCAAACTGTTCCTGTTCGCCAAAGCCTAAGTAAAGCGTTGACTCCTAGAGCTGACAATTAAACACAAGGAAATAATTAATGTCGTTTCAAAATTTCTTTTATGATGAGCAGATACGAAGATATATCACGCAATTTATTCGTATGGTATCTAATTTCCAAGTCCAATTTGGTAATGATAGGGATGGCATCAAAGTTCTACAACGTGTACCAGTTATATATGGTGATAGCAGCCGACAGGCCGCAAGCATAATTAGACAGAACAGCGAAAATTCTTTAAATGCTGTACCTTGTATGGCTGTTTATATCAGCGGATTCACATATGATCGGCCTAGATTACAAAACCCAACTTACGTAGGCAAACTAAATCTTAGAGAAAGATATTATGTACCTGAAACTGGCCAATATACTACCACTGAAGGCGATGTGCTAACAGTTGAACGTCTAATGCCAGTACCATATAAACTAACTATTAAGTTAGATATTTGGACCAGCAATACAAATCAAAAATTACAATTACTGGAACAAATTTGTGTGCTGTTCAATCCTGCGTTAGAAATACAAAGCACAGACAATTATATTGATTGGACCAGTATCACTTATGTTTTATTAACTGATACTACGTGGAGTTCTAGATCCGTACCAGTAGGCTCAGAAAATCCTATAGATATTACAACTTTAACTTTTGAACTGCCTATCTTTATCAGTGCTCCAGCATTGGTTAGGAAACTTGGTGTGGTACAAAAAATCATCGCCAGCATATTTTCCAGTGAAGGTAATATTGAAAATGCAATCTTTGATGAGAAGAATCTTGTCAGTAGACAATACCTAACACCATTGCAGTATGGCGTTATATTGCTAAACAATGAATTGCGATTGGTTGCTTATAACGAACCGGTTAAAGATCCTTTTGGTACACAGATTGTAAAGGAAGTATTAGGAAATTATCCTGCCAATATTACCATAGCTTTAGATGATACTGATGGTATTAGACCAAATATGGTAGTTACAGGTCTAAACTTTAGAGGTAACGGTAGTATTACTTGCAACACAAACTCTAATATTATTAATGGTGTTAATTCAAATTTTGTAGGTAATGTTGAAAATGGTGCCATTGTCTATTACAATACTATTGAATTAGGCACCGTTGCTAATGTTGTTAGCAATAACCAATTGCTGCTAGCAAGTAATGCAGCGGGCAATATCAGCAGTGTGGGTTGGAACTACACTATTCCGACTAACTCTGGCAACTGTATAGTTCTAAGCACAAATGGTGATACTGTTACTGCTAGCAATCTAATAACCGCTAACATTGGCGATAGACTTGTTTTCAGCTCAGTGGTTCGTAAAGAAGGTAAGAATGAACAATGGCGAAATCTAGTAAACATTTACGGAAACTTGATTAATGGTTCTAGCCAAGTAAGCATAGAACTAGATGATGGTAATGAAGTTGTTGGGACCGTAGCGTATAGTCCAGTTGATGATACTGTATTACTTTGGACTCCAGACGTTGATACTATACCTGCTAACACTTTACCACCAATCAATGCAATCATTGATCCGCAAAGCTCTAGACCAAACAAAGATCTTCAAGAGCTAGTTGATGGTACTAGGTATTTGCTGGTTAATGATTATTTTTCTCCTGCAGGTGAGCAGCCACTTTACAACTGGATGGGCATTGATGATACACCGTTACAGGCCGTTGCAAATGATATTATACAATTTAATGGCCAGCATTGGGTAGTGATTTTTGACTCTAGGAACAGAACTGACATAAATTATGTTACAAACCTAACTACTGGAACACAATATCATTGGGATGGTTCTAGTTGGACTAAGAGTTATGAAGGTTACTATGAGGCTGGTAAGTGGCAACTGATTATATAAAAATTAACTGCGGTGCATTAATACTATGCACATCTACAAATAGATATCTTTTTTTACTAAGAAGCGATGCAAGTTATCCAAATACTTGGGGAATTGTTGGCGGTAAGGTTGAAAAAAATGAAACAATAACTCAAGGTCTAATTAGGGAAATTAGAGAGGAACTTGGTGGTGAAATTCGCGGCGCAGAAATAACCCCTATAGAAGAATTCATTAGCGAAAATAAAAGATTCACTTACCATACGTTTTTAATCAAAGTTGAAGAAGAATTTGTTCCAGAACTCAACAAAGAACACAAGGGCTATTGTTGGGTTAAAATTGAAGACTATCCTAAACCTTTACATCCCGGAGTTTTTAGGATGATAAAAGCAAAGTCAAACTTTGATAAACTTAAAAATCAAGAAGATCTATTAGTTAATTAAGGTGAAAAGAATAACTGAATGCTGAGTCTAGGATGTGTAGCTAAAGGGGTGACCATTGATGTACTATGCCAAACTGGCGGTTTGAACCACACCATTAGATTACAATGTGGATAAATCCATCCTTGTCCTAGGTCAGCATCATCGTAAATAAAAAAGCCACCCCAGTTCCAATTCCATTCTTTATTGATATAGATTGTACTGCTTAATCTAGGTGTTTCAGCTGGCGCATCATGATGAAAATTGATTTGGCTTCCGGGTGGCCAAACATGCATAAACACAGTTAAATTATTATAATCAGCAAATACTGGATCTACAGATTTATATCTTTTGATAAAATATTCTTTATATTCATCCATTGGCAGTATAAAGACGGGAGCATAACTGCCAGACTCTAATCCAGTACCCCAACGACCCATGTTGTTGACTTCAAAGCTTGCAGTTCCTTTTGACTTCTCAAACTTTTCAGTGATTGAGTCAAGGACTGGCTGATCTAAAAAATTAGGTACTCGATGTAACATTCAAAATCCTAGTATTGTGTTGTTAAAAAGAAAAGTTGAAATAACCTTCCGTCCTGCAGATCACTACCAAAATAATCCAAACTGGTGTGGAATAAATCACTGCGATAAAATACTAACCTATTATATCGATTTCCAATTCTATCTACCATTTCCCATTTGGTCATGTCTTGAGCCTCATAGGCTTCCAATTCATGCGACATCCTAGCACCTGTTCTTTTGTACATAAACAAACCTGTACCACCGGTCACTGGAGCATCCGGTGTTAGATAGCAAACTCCAGCCCATACATTGTGCTGATCTGTATGAATCCAACTGCGATCTCTAGATGTTGCAATTTCAAAACATCCAGTTAAACCATCACCTTCATGCCAGTTGGTTATTTCGCCGGCGGCATTCCAAAGAATGGTCTGAACTGTATCTTTAACATCAGGAGTTAAACAACTTTGAGTTCTCAAACCAGGGAAATTACCTTGAACTTTAAACTCTTGCTGTAATGCAAAAGCACGAACTCCATCAGGATTACTATAAAAGTCATCGGTTATAATTACATTGGTTCTCATTGAAATTTTTCCTTACTATATACTGTTACTTATGGTTGCGAAACAGTGATGATTTAGATTATTTCTTAATCTAGAGCAACAAATCATTAGATTTTTTTAAGGCTTGCTCAATTTGATCCTCAATTCGTTGGTAAACATTCTTTTCCCAATACATCCTAGCCCGTTCATAATTTTCTTCCATGTATGGTTTCATCAAATCATACTGTTCAGGTTGTAGATTATCCAGTATATATTCAAGTTCATTAAACGAATTAAAAGCTAAAACACCTTTTGGATTGAAATACTTCTCTAAATTGGTACATCCATAATATATTGGTATTGTTCTAGTTCTAAAGCAATCAATCAACTTTTCTGTAAACATATTAGTCATAACTTGATTTTCACATACAATTTGAAATTTTGCATTTACAAAAAACGGATCTTTAGATGGTAATCTAGGAGGTGATCTATGCATCAAAAACTCAAAAGGACCAATGCTCTTTTTATGCTGATATTTTGTCATGATCATGAACCGCATTCTATGCTCATGAGTTAAAATCTTAGTACTCATTATGTAAGTAATTTGATTTCGTTTCTCACAGGCTAAATCCCCAACCCATGACCCAATTGGCAAAAACTCAACGGCTTGTGGATGAACCAGCAATCTATCATCATAGGTTAATATTAAATCCCAAACATTTAAAGTTCTTTCTACCATACCTTTAAAATCAATGTATAGCTTGGGTGGTTCACATTGTACTAGAACTTTAAAGTCTGTATCTGGGTGGTTAACTATGCTGTCAAAAGTCACACCAACTCTTAGTGGAAACTTTCTAGTAAATTTTAATTCGCTGGTTAATCCATAAGCTGGCATATAACCTATATGTAGTATGTCATGCATGATATACTCTAATTATTTTGTTAAAACCATTACTTAAAAGAATGGCCATATTTGTTAAATTGCTTTCTCTGCAGATAAAACTACTGCAATTAGCTACTGGTTAATCCATAAGCTGGCATATAACCTATATGTAGTATGTCATGCATGATATACTCTAATTATTTTGTTAAAACCATTACTTAAAAGAATGGCCATATTTGTTAAATTGCTTTCTCTGCAGATAAAACTACTACAATTAGCTAG